GTGGCTCAAAATTTTTTTATCACAACTGGCTCACTTTTTTATTAGCGAGGTGGCTCAGTTTTTTATTGACAAAGGCATTAAGCCTCTCACAGATTACCAAAGTCGCTATTATTTCAGAAGTAGATGGGATTAGCTGTTTGCTTGGGGATATTCGTTACATCTTCCGTAACAAATTTTCTGTCACCTGCTACTAATTCATTTTATCTTCTGGGTAGATTATTAAACTGTAACAAGTACTTGATTTGTGCTTTTCTTTTGTAACAAATACAAAAGAATCATCATATGGCAATATACAATAATAATCCAGAGATGGTGATACCGAAATATTAAATTTCGCAGACTCCTCAATAGATGCCGCATATGATTCTTCATATACTACTTTATTATCTTTTACAAATAAAATCCTTGATCTAAAATCTGACTGAGGATCATACTCAATTTTCCAAATATCTTCCAGTGTTTCAGAAGAATATCCCATTGCGAAAAAATCAGCTGAAGCAATAATTGCTCTATCCCATTCAAAATTGGTAACAGTCTTCAATTCGACCATACATTCATCGTTTCCCGAAGTTTCGATCTCATCTATTATACCTTGAGCTACCGAACCAAGTTCGTTTTCTTGGCATTTTGAAATAGATACAACGGTTGTAAATGCTATGATTAGAAATATAATGATAAAAACACACTTTAATTTCTTCATGGCGAGTTAGCCTCTTTTTTTCTTTGTCTTACGATATCTGCAACAGTATTAATGTTGCCTCTTAGTCCATTTTGATCCAAGAAAAATACATTATATGTTGCTGACGCATATTCCTGATCTGATAATTTTTGATTTTGTACAATATAGAGGTTATCAGCATATTCAACAGCAACGTACAAACCATTAGTATGATAGTACTCTAGTACCTCTAAAGTGATGCTTCTCATATTGGTGGCATCCCCCGAAGCTGCAATTTTCATACCTGTTTCATTATTCATAATGTCACAAAGTGTGTCGGCAGTGTGCATATCTGAAAAATACCATTTCGTAGGATCGGATGTTATTTTCAGCATTTCAGAAAGGTTTTCGTGAGAATAACCAACTTGCTTCATTATTTCTTTACCGTAATATCTAGTTATTGTTGTAGACCAGATTGCATGTCTAAGAGCGTTCCTTTGACCGCCTTCATTTTCTTGACCTTTTTTGTAATTATATGATACTTTAGAATTGATTGCAAAGCGAGCTGCTCTTGAAGATATAGTATTGCTGTTTGCATCATCCGGTTTTGCCGTTCCAATTTTTGATGCTATAAACGGATGCTCAACCGCAAATGCCGCCTCTTGAAATTTTGTCCAAGCAGAATGTCCTTTGGGATCGGCATAAAATATTGGATTATTATGGCAATACGTATACCGATTCAAGCTCAGTGGATCAGAATTCTTACCTGCATAAGAATCTCTTGAGATAAACCTACCCATACTCGGATCATAATACCTAGCTCTTAAATAAATCGTACCCGTTTCAGAGTCGTAATATTCACCGCAATACCGGAACGCATTCGTATCGGAGTTATCGATATTCTTCTCCACACCAAACGCATCATAGGTATAGGACTTGGTAATTTCACCTGTCGAATCCGTTAGATTCACCACATCGCCATGTGCGTTCTGCGTATAGTAGGTATACCCGGACTTTTCGCCGTTCTGATAGCTATAAGTCGCTACCAGATTTGTGCCTCGCAGATAGCAATTTGCACTATAAAGCTCGCTATCCAACACATCTGCAACAAGCTGTTGATTGCCGTCCCAGACGTGTTTTGTCGTTTTACCATCGACAGTTTTGCTCAGTCGCAAGCCATCCACATCATAGGTATAGCTTGCAGTCGTTTCACCATCTGTGAAGCCAATCAACTGATTCAAGCCATCGTAAGTGTTGGTTTCCGTCTTGCCATCGGCAGTCTTTGTAATCTGATTACCGTTGGCATCGTAGGTGTAAACTGTCTGTTCTACGTCAGAATTATCCGTTGTCAGCAAGTCTGCCGGACTCGTTGCCAAGCCATTTGCAACAATTTCTTCGGAAGTGCCATCTACGGTTTTGGTTTCTTTCTGAAGTAAAGCAGTATAATTTCCGTTGAAATCGCTGTAGCTGTAATCAGTTACATAACTTTCCGAGCCAGTTGCCGTCATCTTAGAACGGTTGCCGTAATCGTCATACTCGTAAGAATAGGTGTCTGTCGAACTTCCGGTCGTCACTGCTTCTTCCGTCAGCCGCTTCAGCCCATCGTACTCGTAGGATGTTGTCTCTATTATACCACTTTTCCTTGCGGACTTTGCAAGCGTCAGAACCATCAAGATAATAGGAATATTCGTACTCAGATATGGTAGAATTGCCGGATTTCGTGATGTGGTTCGTGATTTTGTTTGCACTGTTATAAGTGTAAGTGGAAACTACGCCGTTCGCCTGCGTTTCGCTTGTCTTGTTTCCGTTGGCATCGTAGGTGTAGGAAGCAGTTTCGCTGCCACTCTCCAGAACTTTTACGATTCGCATTTCTGCATCGTATTCATAGTTTGTAACAGAATACAGCAACAGATGTGCATAACCGACCAGTTGCTTTTCTACATAATTCGAAACGCCTTCATAGAAGTAGCCCTTGAAATTCGGACCCCACTCTTTAGTTACTCTGCCCAGAGCATCGTACTCAATGGAAGTTTCTGTACCGTTGCTGGACTTGTTGGTCATCCATCCCATATTGTTGTAAGTATAGGATTTAGAAACGTTCTTTGTGCTGTCATCACAAACGGTATTGACTGCTAAAACACGATTCAGTGCGTCATAGGTATTGGTTGTTACATTGCCGTTTGCATCCGTAACAGTCAAAACATTTCCGTTTAAGTCATAGGTAGTCGTACCGGAATTGTAGCCCGTGCTGTCAGTGGTATTTACCAGATGTCCCCACGCATCATATGCGTAATCGGTAGTCATGTAGTCCGAATCATTTGCACTGTTCAGACCGGTTTCCATCTTGGTTTGAATACCGCCGTTGTTGTAGAAATACTTGGTGATATTCTTTTCGCCATTTGCGGTACCATCGCTCAGCGTTACCTGCGTCAGTAAACCCTTTTAACTTTGTACATGGTCTGATTCGATTTTTTTCGTCAGGTGGATTTGGAATTTTCACTTTTTAGAAATATGTTACATTGAACACACATAAAATTGCGGAGCAGCCGAAGTTGCTCCGCAATGGAAAGAAATCCATTTCAAAACTCTAAATTATCCCATACAACATCGGCGTTAGCCCAACGTAGCGAAACATATCCAGCCCCAACAGGCACAATCCCGCCGGAAGAACGAAAAGGACACCATTGATGCAATACGCCGTGACAAGGCTCTTGCAATGAGAGGCAATCCATGTGATGCTGCATCCGGTAAGAGCTGCTCCAATTGTGCGGATTCCCATGACACCAATTGCCGCTGCACCAACGGAAATGCGAGCAGGACAAGTACTGTATGCTTCGATTCCGGCAAGCGGTGTGTTCCAGCCCTGCATTCCGTAATGATTCAAAATTTGCAGCAAGTAGGGCAATATCAGCACAGCGGAAAATAGTATGCCGTTCAGAATTGCAAAACGAAACATCTGCCGAAGGTATCCAAGTCTCCCTATTTTCGTGGCGTGATAAATCTGCTTTAGATTGGTTTTACAATCCATAGATGTAGTGGGGCACAATAAAAGTGTCAGTGCAGCCGTTAAAAGCAGCACTTGTACCATGCCCTCCCGATTGCCATCCAGTGCGAAATAGCGAACATATCCGGTGTCGTAGAAAATCTCCGCAGAATCGGGAATCTGTTCTACTCGCTGTGCAAATTTTTCAAAAGCTGCCTTGTCATTCAGTTGTGCGGTCAATTGTCCAATCTGATAGGAATTCGGCGATTCCGACTGTTCCAGCTCTGCGATCTGTGCTTCGATTTCACGATAGAAAGCTCGCTTTTCCGTGAGAAATTGTTCGGTTTTTTCTGTTACAACTCCGGCATATTCGTTACAAAAATTTTCGTAGTAAATATCCTCATTGCTGTAAGTTCGAGTATATGTTTTTGCCAAACCAACCGATAGGAAAAGCAACAGAAATACTACAAGCAAGCCCTTTTGCAAAATCAAAATCCGATAGCAAGTGTACCAAAATTTTTGATGGACACGAAACCGAATATGCAGTTTATGTCGGACGGAAAAACTGCGATATTGCAAATTCCCGGCGTGTGTAAACACGATGAAGCTACTGCCTATAAAAAGAAAGAGCCATAGTCCTATGACTACGCAAGCGGAAATCTTCAGAGAAATCGGATAGCCGAAACAGTTGACATTGGTATAGGTTCCGAGAATTTCTTTGCCTTGTAAAAACTGGATGGGATTCCAGAAATGCAATAGGCTAATCGGTGACAAAACAGAAATTTTCGCATAGAGTAAGTAGGATATTCCAACAACGCCAATGGATGCACCGTATACCATCAGATTATTTTTGGCAATCGTACAGAAAAAGCCGAATAGCACGGCAAATACCGCATAGGCAGCCATTTTGAACAGCAGATAGATGCTAATGTAAGTTCCGACAGAAACCGGAAGGTTGCAGGTTTCATAGCCATAGATGCACTGAATTGGACGGGAAAGGTCACCAAGTCCGTACAAGTTACAGGAAATCAGTGCAATTTCGCCATAAAAAAGCAGTACCAATCCGATGGCACAGAGCACTGCTATTCCCAGTTTACAGCTCATCAGTCGAAGTCTTCCGTTGGGCGTCGCATAGAGCAGCGGCAAAATGCCTTGTTCCCGATCCCGTAAAAAAATACGGCAGACGCAAAAGAATAGCAACAGCACCGCCAAGAAATCCGTCAAGGGACTGGACAGCAAATCCTCTATGCCAAGAGAGGTATCCAAAACCAGTGTGGTTCCAGCAAGGGCAGTATAGGCGGACGGCGTTTTTTGAATGTTCCGATAGGAAAACGTGTCTGTCCCGCCCCAAATGGAAACTGCTGTCATATTCTCTGCATTGGTCTGAATGCTCTCCAAATATGCCGGATAATTTTGCAGCCCCTCGATAATTTCCAATGTGTCATAGTATAGATAGCCGTTGTAGTCTGCATCCGAGTCCGGAGAAGCAGACTCGATTTTGGCACTGACAAATGCGTTTGCTTCCTGTAAAGACATTCTGTTTAACTGCTCGTATAAAGCGTTATATTCCGAAGGCGTGTAATACCGGTCGTAAGCATTTGTGATTTGGGAATAGCCATTGATGCAGAGCAGACAAAAGAGCAGAATCCAAAGGACTCGAAAGGATAGGCATTTTTTAAGCTCCGCCCGCAGCATTTGCCTCACCTCCATAGTATTGCAGATAGAGATTCTCCAGCGTCTTTTCGCCGGTCTGTACCTGCTCTATCAGTTCAGAAACTGTTCCGTGCGTCAAAAGCGTTCCCTTCCGCAGAAGCAGAATTTGGTCTGCAATGGTTTCAATGTCGGAAATGATGTGCGTAGAAATGAGAATGATTTTCTCTTGTCCCAAACGATCAGTCAGATTGCGAATAATCACACGCTGTTTTGGATCTAATCCGGCAGTTGGTTCATCTAAAATTAACAGAGACGGATTTCCAAGCAATGCCTGTGCAATCAGAAGCCGCTGCTTCATGCCGCCGGAAAAGCCGCCGATTTTTTGTGCTGCCTGCTCAGAAAGTTCTACCTGTTCCAAAACATCTGCAATCTGGTCTTTCGCCTCTTTCCGAGGAATGCCCTTGAGTGCCGACAGATACCCCAGAAAATCTCGTGCTGTCATATTGGCGTATAATTCCTGCTGCTGCGGCATAAAACCCAAGCAAGCACGATAGCTTTTTCCAAGTTTCCGAATCGGCTGTCCATCCCAGAGTATTTCGCCGCCGTCTTTGTCTGGCTTTAAGTTGTCCGTGATTAAGTTCATTAGCGTGGATTTTCCCGCACCGTTGGGACCAAGCAATCCATAAACACCCGTTTCAAAGGAAAATGTGAAATCTTTAAGGGCGTGCTTCTTGCCATAGTGTTTGTTGCAATGACGAAGAACCAGTGTCATTCTACTATGCCTCCAATCAAATCCGATTCCGGAACAGCTTCAAAATGAATGAGGTTGTTTTCATCTGTATAGTTAATAATGTATCTTTCTTTGTAATAGGCAATTACGGTAAGATTTGTATCGGAATATGTTTCGGATAAGACATGTGTTTCTCCGGTTTTCGGTTGAAAACAGGTGCTTTGCGGACCATCCCAAAAGATTCCATTGACAAAAGTTAGATTACGAGAATTATTTGCAGGAATATCTGCACTCACTGTCTCTGTTCCATCTGCATCCATTACGTGGTATTGCCCATCCATATAATAAATATATGTGTCGTCTTGAATCAAGTCTGCTGCGGGATATTCGCTTGGTTCTATGGTATCCGTTTCTAAATTGAGGCATTTGTTCACCCGATGCCAGGGGATTGCTGTTCCGGCATCCGACCAATCCGGACTATCCGGGTCTCCGGTGTTGACATAATCAATAATATCATTGGGATCATCTACATAGCGATAAGACAGATAAAGTTTATTTTGATAGATACCTGTCAATTCTACATCTGCAAACATTGCACCATTCAGTGTCCAATTGTAGGATGCAGTTGGTGCATCATTGATGAGACCGTAATTCTTGACATCCGCTGTATCCAGATTGATCGCATAAAGATACTGGTCTCCGATTCGAGACATTTCCGTCCACGATCCATCCTCTTCCTGATATGCACAATCACAGCCGATGATGTAGAGTGTGTGATTGGATATGACAAATTCAATGGCATCCTTCATGCTGACATCCGGAATTTCCACGAAGCTTTCTACTTCGCCCGTAGTCATATTCCCACAGTAGCATGTAGTTTGAAATTGATATGCTGTACTTCTTCCATCATCGGAATCCGTGATTTTAGAATCCGTATGAAACCAATACACCATACCTTGATAAACAAATGGCATGATGCTATCCTGAACACACTGAAATGCCAAGCACGAGGTGTCCTTGTGAGCACAATTTGGCTTATTACAAAGTGGAACAGCTTGCATACTCTCATAGTCTAAAAAGTAAGCTGCTGTGGAACTGCCCTCAGAACCGGTATAGATTACGCCATTCTGATAAGTATTCGCATGTGTGATATAGTGATTTTGCTCGAAGTTTTGAATGTTGCTCCCCTTTTGTATGCTTTCGCTTCCACAGGCACATAGATTCATTGTCAGCATGATAGGAACAATTAGCTTATGAATTCTACTCATATTTTGCACCTCTAAATTATGATTTTCTGTAACTATTCAGAGTCCTGAGCAAAGATAGACATAGAATTGCCCATAACAGCACGACGAATCGCATCAAAACTGGTAAAGCCGTGTTTGATTGCTGTGGAAACATATGACATGATTTTCAGGTATTCTTTTGCCCCGTCAACTGATCTGAAACAGCCGGACACTTTGGTTTTCACCTTAATGTTACGAATGTCTCTTTCAGCTTGATTGTTGTCAAAAGGCACATCGAAGTCATGTGCAAAAAGGCAGACCTCTCCCTTGTGTGCAGAAAGCCGATCTATAAGGCACAGCACCTTTCCGCGCTTGGTTCTTCCTCTCTGTCCCGGCTTTCGTTCCGGAAGCGGATTCTCCTCATAAGCTGCTCTCATGATCTCATCATAGAGGTTGGAATACCGCTTCAAGGTATTTCGATGTAGAGCGGTTTTACCTTTTGCAATCGCCTTTTCCTTTGCGCGCTTAAGATTCAGCAGTAGAGTTGTGAATTTTTTAGCCCATGTTTGTTTTGGATGATTCTCCACTATTCCCTTCAGCTCTCGGAGCAAATGGGCACCGCAAAGCTGGTGCTTAACATTCGTAAAGCACCAATAAGGAGCCCAGCAATCATGGACAAGAGTGCCGCCGCTATACTGAATGATACCCATTTCCTCCATAGCAATATGCCCTCTTTTGTCGTGAAGAAACAGAACTGTGTAGAGTTCGTTTGAAAGACAATGCGTCCATCGCGTTTTGCCGTCAGCGCGGCAACCAGTTTCGTCACCGTGCTTGTGGTGTGCTGATTTCAGCTTCTCAGCCGAGACAGTATTAGCCTCCTCGACTTTAGCAGCACAACGAGAAACCATGTTCTTTATCGTCCCGACAGAAATCGGAACGTTAAACACGCCGCTTAATATATCGTGAGTACGATTAAAGCTGACTGCGCCAATGGTGTTCAAAGCAACAGCGAGTGCTTCAAGGTTTTGTCCGTACTGAACGACCGCCTTAATTTCCGCAGGGAAAGAACCCGTTTTTGCTTCACCGCAAATCGGGCATACGGGTATTGTAATAAGCTCATGTTCGGTCACATCAACCTGAGCAATCATATCAATTTCGTGGCGAATTTCTTTCACCTCAGAATTCATCATGCAAATCTCACGCTTCGGGCAGTGCTGGCAGTCAGCGTGCAGATGATTAATGACATGGTCAGGCTCTGAAAGCACAGCAAGATGTGTGCCAGAATGACCTTTCTGACCGCCTTGTTTCTTCCCGCTTTTCTCACGCAAACTTCTATTCTTGTTGACAGGCTTTTTCTTAAGCCCATCAGATGACGGAGGTTTTTAGCTGTTGCTGGAATTCTTGCGGAGTTGTTCTCTCAGGTCACGGATAATATCGTTCTGCATCTCGACAATGCGCTTTAATTCCTCTACCTCTTTTTGAAGATTCTCAATAATCTGATCCTTATAATCCGGCATATGCTCACCTCCATGATAATGTCTATCTACATTATATCACGATTAAAGACATATCGCAAATGCACAGAATAATCGGTGTCGGCATATTGACGAATTGCGATCAACGCAGATTTTCAAGTGCTGATTTTTAGGGGCTTACAGCCAATAATAGATCGAGATTTTGTTTTCACTTCACTTGAACGGTTTCTATCGGTCTGAAAGGTAAATTTCTATTATGCATGTATACGAAATTCAGTCACGGCTATGGCGGGGTTCTGAATAGTTACGATTTTCTTAAACAAAATGTCTATTATACTCAAAAAGGGGAGTGTACATCAAGTGAAATACAATCCCCTCATTTGATTAAAAATGGATTAAGTCAATAAACAGGCTTTTTAGAAATAAAGACTGAATGATGATGTTGACGCTGTTCTGTGCCATGATTGTGCATTCGTTGTTCCATTAGTGGCAGAGTTTTTGCAACTTGCATAGCCATATGAGTTTGCCCAACCTGAGGTTGTTCCACCGTGTTTTACTTTGACATAACACGTTTGATTACTGCAAGCTGTTGTACCGTATCCATACGTTGTATCAGAATAAAGTGTTCCTGTAACGCTACCAACAGTTCTGGAAACAGTAGGACTATATGCACTTGCACTCATACCAACAACGCTCGTTGCCATAGCTGCCGCCGCAAGAATGCCGGCTACCACTTTTTTAAGTTTGGTCATTTTGATTTCACCTTCTTTCATTCAGTCAGGCGAATTCTTATTGAAATCAGCAACAGATATTCGAATTTATTCTTCAAAGAAAAATTTTAGTAAGATAGAAATCCAAAAGCTTTTGTTGTCCTGTACAGTGGTTATCATCTTGAAAAATTATTTCTTTTAGAATCAATATAAAAGTGGATTAATTTATCGGCATATCTAAAAATACAGTGCCTCATCAATCCTTTTTCAGCATCTTCACTTCTTCCGGCTCTTCCGGCTGATAAGCCAACCATGCACAAGTTGAATTTGCTGTCATGGTAGCAACAACAAGTGCCAATGCTGCCATTGTACCGCCAAAACGTGTAATGAAAGAGCAAATCTTCTTTTTCATGTGAATGCACCACCTTTCCAATTTGATATTTAGGCCTTCATTTGGTCTGCCTACATTGTAACACAAAGTCAAGAAAAAAAGCTGACTTATGGCACGAACTGTATGATTTTTGGGTATGAAATGCACTTTTTCTCATTTTTTCGCCTGTACGCCATTCTTAATCTTTCCGCCAATGAGCATGATGGACAACAGTATCCATGCACTAAAAATGCTGTAAGAGAAATTTATTAAGGCAAAATAATAGAGCATAGCAGATGCACATAATTCTACCATCAATATCATGAGTCCTTTTCTTCGATACTTTTTTCTGTCCTTTTCCGATAACTTTTTATGGATATCAGATACAGGCATCAAAACAACGAGACAGAGCAAACTCAAAGCTGTCAGCAATAAAAAGAAGGCAGTAAAATGAGAAACATACCGAACTATTAGCAATGCCGCGATTAAAAGAAAATTGGAAATAACCCAGCATCGAAATGGTGTTTTTGCATGATAGCCACCTGCGAATGACCGCAACGGAATATATGCGACTGTAAATACAGCTGTTTCCGGAAGCATTCGAAAAAGCAATCCGATTGCAGTAAAAGTTGCAATGTTGAAAAGGGTATCCAATATGTGTGTCATTCCCCATTTGCATACAACTTCTTGGTCTGAACTTATGATTTTGGTTTTGGACAGCCATACTGTAATCCGATTTGATGCTTCTTCAAACATCCCATGCACCTTCTTTCTTCGCTAATTTATGATAGCACAAATAGGACTTTTAAAACCGACTTATGGCATGAACTGTATGACTTTTGGGTATGAAATGCAAAAATCGGCTTTTTTCAACAAAAAATCGGACGCTTTAGAACGTCCGATTTCTTCATTCTGTTCCATTGAACATGGTCACTGTTGTATGATATTTGTTGTTATCTTCTACATAGTGCTTCAGATCACCATGGTATTTTTCAAGCGTATGTGAAACACTTAGGAGACCAATTCCATGTTGTTTTTGATCCGCTTTCTTTTTCTGTTTTGGGTTGTAGCTGTTTTCAATATCAATTCGTACAATTCCACGAGTCAATTTCATGGAGAGCAGAAGCCGTTTGTTTTCTGACTGACGCAAAGCTTCTATCGCATTATCCAACAAGTTTCCAAGTATCACGGTCATATCAAAGGATGAAATATTCAATTCTGCCGGTAAGTCAATTCTGCACATAATTGCTGTACCTAAATCAGACGCTAAAGCCAACTCATAATTAATCAGGCTATCCACATCACGATTGCCTGTTTTCGAGTATTCTTCCTTCACAATAATTGCGTTCTCGATTGTCGTGAGATACTCCTGCACCTCCGCATACTCCTTCTCTTGCAGCATCCTACGCATGGTGTTCAAGTGCTTTTGCATATCGTGCCGCAAATACCGCATTTCTCTTTGGGAAGTCTCCATGATTTTAAGCTGATTTTGATAAGCATCATTTGATGCCTGAATCAATTCCACCATGTGTTTGTTTTTCAGTCGGTCTTGTTCCAGATGATACGTGTAAAAATTGATAAGATTAATAAGAAGCAGGATAATTGCAACGATGATGTCATGCTTGGAACTATCATTTACTGTCAGAATTCCTACTGCAATTGTTCCAAGAGCAATTAAAATAATGAGCCAAAAATATGGAGACTTCGATGAATACTCCACATTTTTATGATATAAATGTCGGAATAAAAAGGCAACAATTAAAAATGAAATGTTTTGCAAAAGACCGCTTTGCACAAACTGTAGCTCTCCCAAAACAGAAAATGCAATCCAATCTATAAACATTCCAACCGCACAAACCCATATTGCAGAAAAGACTCGTTTTTTCCAAGTTACACAGTACAGAATAGAAATTAAGATGATTGCTGCTGTATTGATAACAAGATTGATATTCGTATTTTGTGATATAATCCAAACCAGACTTCCGATAAAATAATAGGCTATATATGCAGCTTTCTTATAGATTGTTCTGCTTTTCAGTTCCCCAAGAAATGAATCCAAAAGAATACAAATGGCATAAACACGAATTGCATTGGATACTAAGTATAAAGAAGTTTCCATACATACCTCCCGATTTTATAATTCAGACAATCGATCTCTTACAATGCTTTGCTGCCCTCGGCTGATAAAAAGTGATGTGCCGTCTTCCAATGTTACTTCCTTTGATGTTGCCTTAATGATGTGTTTTATGTTTACATAAACGCCTCTTGATATGCAAAGGAATTTACTACCGTTTCCCTCAATGATACTGCTGATTTTCCCATTCACGGCAAACTCTTCTGTTTTTGTGTGAAAAATCACTTTTTTCCCGTTAGATTCCAAATACGAAACTTCTTTCAATTTGATTTTATGCTTTGTATTTTCCGATATATATTCCAAAAAACTATCCGAATTACTGTAATCCAACATATAATCCTGCAAACATTTGCATAAGTCCTCATAAGTAATTGGCTTGATCAAGAAAGCAATCGGTCGAATCTTGAATAATTCCATGGCATAATCCCGAATCGTAGAAATAAAAACAATTTGCGTATCATAATTTTTCATTTGTCTCCGCAGCTGCAGCCCAAATTCTGTACCTTTCATTTCCGGAAACTCAATGTCAAGGAAAAGTAAATCATATTTTTCTCCTGCTTTGAATTTTGCATAGATATCTTCACAAGATGAAAAATATTCTACGGTAAAATCAAAATCATAAGCAATGATAAATCGATCAAATAGCTTGTGCATATCACATAACAGTGTTTTATCGTCATCAATTACAGCAATCCTAAGCATTTCATTTACCCCTTTTTCTTTTTATCATACCACACCCTTCTTCAAAAAGCAAGTAGAATAAAGCATTTCAAATGTGGTATAATAAGAAAAAGAGATGATTTTCGTTTCGTCAAATCCGTCCATTGACACACCGGATTTTCAGGCGAAAAGGAGTCGATTCTGCTATCATTATAGCAGAATTACAGAAAAAATAAAGTGCATTTCATTAACATTTCGTGGATTTCGGCAGGAAAACCAAGCGTTTTTTACGAATCCGCAGTCTGAAAAATGGTCAGGAGGAGCTTAAAAATGCCAAGAAGAGGAAGTAACATCTATAAGCGAAAGGACGGTCGGTTTGAAGGGCGTGTTGCAATTGGACACAAGGAAAATGGTGCGTTGCGGTACAAGTATGTATATGCTCACACGCTTTCGGAACTGAAGAATAAAATGCTCCGGTTTCAAATTACGGTGCAGAAGCAACCGATTTCTTCTATTAAATTGACCGTAAAAGATGCAGCCATGCAGTGGCTTTCTTCGGCGAAACTACGTGTGAAACCGTCCAGTTATGCCAACTATGAAAATATCATTCGCAGCCATATTCTTCCTGTTTTAGGTGCTGAGTTTTTGGTGGATATTACATCGCAGCAGTTGAATGACTTCATCTACAGCAAAATGCAGAGCGGATCATTACACGGTGGAAAAAGACTTTCTGCACGCTATGTTCGGGATATGATGCGTGTGTTCCATAGCATCGAACGCTATGCGGAACAGGAATACGGAATTCGAGAAACGCATTTCACCATGCCGAAAATCGAAAAAAAGCAACTGGACGTGTTGAATGCAGAGGAACGAAAGAAGTTGGAACAGTATCTTTTAGCGAATAAAAGCATCAGCAATTTGGCGATTTTGCTTTGCCTATTTACCGGTTTGCGAGTTGGCGAATTGTGCGGTTTGACTTGGGGTGATATTGATTTTCAGAGCGGAACGCTTTCCGTCAATCGAACCGTACAGCGAATCAACCGACATGGCAATTCTGAAGTCATCATCGGTTCTCTCAAAAGCAAGACCTCGATACGAGTTGTTCCGATTCCGGAATTCCTGTTGGAGCTTTTAAGAGAACGAAAAGGCGATGATACTCGATATTTGATTTCCGGAAAAACAAAGCCGGTTGAACCACGAGTAATGCAATATCGATTTCAGAGGATTCTCAAGACTTGCAGAATCCGAAAAGTGCCATTTCATCTGCTCCGGCACACTTATGCTACGGATTGCATTGCACACGGATTTGATGCAAAAACGTTGAGTGAACTACTGGGTCATGCGGATGCAAGCATTACCTTGAATCGTTATGTGCATTCGTCTATGCAGATGAAGCAAGAATATGTAAAACGATTGATGCTAAGCGTTTGAGCAGTCAAAATATCGTATGGAAAAGCAATAAATATGGATTTTTCAAGGCAATTTATGAGAAATTTATCAATGGACGGATTTGACGAAAGAGAGCCGCCTCATGTCAGTATCCTATATTACTCACTTTTCGAGTAAAAGTCAACGTGTAAACCGACCAAATACGCTGCTCATGTCTTGTGCGGATGTGACAGATCTACCTAAGGAGGTAAGCCTTATGCACCTACGTTTCCGAGAATTGCGGGAAGAACGCAAACTCTCTCAAGCCGAAATGGCGAAAATCCTGCACGTTTCCCAGCAAACCTACTCACGCTATGAGTCGCATAAAACGGAAATCCCACTGGAGAAGCTGGTTTATCTCGCAAAATTTTTTGATACCAGCGTGGATTATCTGCTGGGAGTGGAGAAGGAATAACGTGTTTTTGCCGTCATGAGGGCAATAGAAAATCCCACCGCAGGGGAAATAAATCCTGCGATGGGATAAAACGTGTTTTGACCGTCAAGCCTAGCTTATAGCCCTAAAATTTTCTCATCCGCTCTATAGAGTTGCTCGGACTTTACTATACACCAAAGTTCAATTGTTTGGAAGTCATGGATTTATTTTACGCTTACTTCCCAAATGCGAATTACAGTCCAACCTCGCTATTCAAACAAGGCGGTTACTTCGTTGTCGTGCCTAATATTGCGTTCTCGTTTTTTATTCCAATACTCCGCATTATCGGAAGGACGAGTGTTCCTACAATCGTGTCCGTGCCAAAAGCAGCCGTCAACAAATATAGCAATCTTTTTATCAAGAAAAACAAAATCGGGATGCCCTTTTACGGGATAGTTTCTTCGCCATCCCGTTATATTGTTTTTTTGAAAGAGGCTTCTGGCATATGTGTGGGTAGAATCCAGGGTTTGAAACGAACGAGCTGTTCTTAGATTCGGAATCGGAGGCAAAACCAGCCACCGCCGTAAGGCGGCTTGCCCTTGACAGGTTCTGAAAGAAATGCTACAATGACTGACCGACGGTGAACCTGTTGAGCTGTTCCCCCGTTCGTCACCGTCGGCACCGACTGCACAGCATTTCTTTCAGGTTCTGTCAAGGGTGGCGGTCGCATTGCAGGAACTTTTCCGATGCGGTAAAATGTAAGAGTACACACTCTGCTTTTACCACATCGGAGGTACTCCTGAATATGAAATCTGCCAAGTCTCTCTGCAAGAAGCTGCTTAATTTTAAGAATACAGTCATCACAGGCTGCGAATTCTACACGGATGCCGATAGCGTCAACCACATTCGCATTCAGGCACGTCCGAGCAAGTGGCACGAAAACGAATGCCCTTACTGTCACAGACGCTGTCCGGGATATGATTCCCGTTGCAGGAAACCCCGCATTTGGAGAGGACTTGACTGGGGCACAACACTTGTTGAGATTGAATACCAGACGCATCGGATTGAGTGTCTTGAGCACGGAGTAGTTGTTGCTGATATTCCGTGGGCGTATCCCGGCAGCGGCTTCACAAAGGATTTTGACCTGACAGCAGCTTGGTTTGCAGTGCATCTTCCACGCAGCGTTGTTGCGGAGTATTTCCGTGTCGATTGGGAAACTGTGGGCAGATGTATCAGCCGTACAAAAGATGTGATCGAACCTGAAATCTCGCATAGATTGGACAATCTTGTCAACATCGGAATAGATGAGACAAGCTACAAAAAGGGGCATAAGTACATCACTGTCATCGTCAATCATGACACGAACACTGTGGTGTGGATTGCCCTCGGTCACGGGAAATCTGTGCTTGAAAAATTCTATCAGCAGCTCACCGAAGAACAGCGTACAAGCATTAAGGTTGTCACAGGTGACGGTGCAAAATGGATCACAGAGTGCGTCGATGAATTCACTCCCGACTGTGTTCGCTGCGTTGACCAGTTCCATGTTGTGCAGTGGGCTATGGATACACTTGATGAAGTGAGACGGGAGTCTTGGCGTGATGCCTATACGCAGGTGAAGGAACTTAAAAAAGCAAACCCTCGCAAGCCCGGCAGACCGAAGGAAGATGATCCTGTCACTCAGGAAATTCGTCAGGCATCAGAAAAAGCTGACAAAATCAAAAACTCATCTTATGCGCTCGGTAAAGCTCCTGAAAATTTGACTGAAAAGCAGAAGATCAGAGTTGAAATGATCTCCAAAACCGATAAACGCTTGTATCGTGCCTACTGCCTCAAAGAATCGCTGCGGCTTCTTCTGAAACTGAAAGACCTGGGCGAAGCAGAGGTCGAGTTGAAACATTGGCTGTGGCGGGCATCGCACAGCCGTATTCCTGCTGTGTATGAACTCTACAAGAAGATAAAAAGGCACAAGGATCATATACTGAATGCCATACGCCTTGGGATGAGCAATGCCAGAATTGAAGCTGCCAACAACAAGATTAAGCTTATCATCCGCAAAGCATACGGCTTTCGCAATATCCAGAATCTGATCGATATGGTATACCTGGTTTGCTCGAATTTGCGCATTCCACTTTCCAATCGAAAGCCTATACTGGGATTGTGACGTATTTATGGGATTTTAGGCTAATTTCAACCCACACTTATACCTGAAGAGCCCCAATCTCTTGCAAATTTCTTCAGAATAGTGTATACTTGTTTTCATAGGACAACACTCCTTTGAGTTAATGTAGGTCACAAGTACATTATAACTCTTTTTGGGACTGTTGTCCTATCTTTTTGTGCATTTTGGGACTGTTGTCCTATCTTTTTGTGCATTTTTTAGGGATGCTCATTTATAGTCAGTAACTTCGTCAATATCAAGAGTGTGATCCAGCTCTATGACACCAATCTGACGGTTAGCGATTGCTTTAAGTTTTGTGAGTTCTTCGGATACTTCATCAAGGTCAACGTCTTCATTTAACACTGCATATTGGTTTTCAAATGCACGTTGCTTAAAATCAGGCTTAAAAATAACGGATATATCAGGAATCCATTTTTTATCTTTTAAGTGAGAAGCGTCCTGTACTTCAAATCGTTTAGTGGAATCAATCGCTAACGGATTAAAGGCTATTTTGATTCTATCCTTATTAAAATCATCATCAAGTACTTCTAATCCAGAAATAGCAGCCATTAAAGCTGTTACTCGCTGTTGACCATCAATCAGGACGTGCTTGCCACCAGCGATAACTCCATCCTTTGTTTTTACATCCGGATTCTTCCATGTAATGATGTAACCGGTTGGATAGCCACTATAAAGAGAGTCAATCAAATCACGAACTTGACTGCGCTTCCATACAAAAGGACGCTGTATCTCAGGAATAACAAATTGCTCAACATCAATCAGACCAAGAATGGCGCTGACTGAATATTGCATTAATGTAAATTTTTCACCAATCACTATTCATTACTTCCAATTCTATTCAATACTGTCAAAAATTGCATCCAACTTTGACTCTAGTGTACCATTCTTCGCCAAAGGAAGTGCATCACACTGACGAAGATGATGATTTCGAATTAGATTACCATCATCAAATCCAAGAATAAAGTGAAGTGCAATCTGATAGATAATCTCCGTCGGTGCAAGACCGTAAACCTGCTTCTCAAAGATATGCTGCAGCCGCTTTGCTTTGTCAGGATATGCCTGTTTCATACCATTAGAATTGAACAGCCGCTTTACAATTTCCGCAATGTACAGACCCGATTTCATATACAAATCTGCAAATGTCTTTGAAGGATCATCGAAACAGCCGGGATTCTCTTGTTCCAGTAAATCCACCATCTGCTTCACGATATGCTTCGGTGTGAAAATCTGGTTAGTTTTCTGCGGCGGAATATAGTCAAAAATGTCTTCACTCTGTGTATCGTCAAAATAATTCGACAGTCTTACCTTGAGTGCCAGAAATTCCTTGATAGAGTCATCAAATACTACATGATCAAACAACTTTCCGGGATAGTGCTTTTCTTCTCCGGTTTCAGCATCGATATACGAGCCACCGTCACGAAGCAAGCGGAATTGATCGAGCGTGATGCTTGTGACTTCAAGGAAAACCTCGTCAGGAATAATCACATCAAATGTCTCAAGAGTGGTAGAATCATCGCCGTATGCCATAAGGAAGGACGGAATCGTTCTTGCAAAGCCACGCAGATGGTCACGCACAGCATCCTCAATCGTTTCTTTGGTACGCTCACGCTTCTGTGTTTCGACTGTTTTTACGACCTCTTCGCACAGTGTCGGAACGGTTTCCTCCAGAACAGTGCTAACACGTTCCTTGAAGGCATCCGTAGCTTCCTGCACCAGTGTGTCAAAATGGTCATTGACCTCGGCGGCAGACTGTCCTGTTTCGTGGAGATGTTTAAGTACATCTTGTCTTTCTGCTTCGAGAGTTTTCTTCTGAATAGAGTAGTTTCCGTATTCCTGAGTAACGAGTTTGTCAGCTTTCTGTTCAAGCTGCTTTTTAAGTTTTTTAGAATCTTTGGCTTTCAGATCTGCTCCATAAGTGTCATTTGTCACCTGCATCACTGGAGCGACTAATTCCTTTTTAAATACATCTTGCAAACGCTCTACCTGTTGTTGTTCTGTAGTAGCAGGAGCAGCTACTATCTCTTCTGTTTTCTGTGCAAGAGTATCTGTAATTTCACCATAGATTTTATCACCGAATACTTTCTGTGACCTGCCAATCACAAATTCATCCGGCAAATCCACTTCGCCCTCATCATTGACAGACAAATCCTCTCTTGTCTGCGGTGATACGTCCACCAAATCGCCCTCCGGCGCATTCGGCAGAGAACTGATAATATCAATAACCTCCGGCGGTGCATTAAAGATGTTTGCAATATTCTGAAACAGAAAATTCGACATGAAGCCACGACGAACGACCTCCAAAGAACGAATCCTTCTCGGAATGGACAGCACCTTTTCCGCATCAAGCTCCACCATTTCGCCCTGCTCGTCCTCGCCGATAACAGGGAAGAAATTGAGCAGCACACGGACATTCTGCTTTCTGGAATCACTATCGCCTTTACCTCCAGACGTACTGGAATTCAGGTCATTTGCAAATTCTTCAAAGATAATCAGTGTTCTTGCAGGGTCAAAGTCAAACACATACGCATTCTGCTTAACACGCATTTCGCCGCACTCTGTGTATCTCCACGGATTCTGGCTACGGAAAGCTGCTTGCATATATAAAGCAGGAGATTTGATATTAGACAGCATCAGCACCGCTGTCCATTCGGGAATCGTTATACCTGTAGTAAGCTGACCGACAGACAGTGTAATTGTCTTATCATACTTATCAATAGCATCACGGACTTTATCGTATGCCTTCTTTGCTTCATCTTCTTCCGAAAGTCTGCCATCACCGGCAGCAAGTATGATTTCATAGTCTTTGAACACCGGATGTGCTTTCAGCTTCTTTGCCAGAGCCTTTGCACTATCCACACGGTCAAGCAGCCAAAAGGTATGGCAAAGTTCTGCACGGAGTTCTGGAGTGGAAAACGGGAATTTCTCCTGAGTGGTGAGTGCATTAAGAAATCTGTCAACAGAGCTTTCATAGACAAAAGAGCCATTCGCTTTCGTAGAGAAAAACAGATTCAGATCAAACGCATATTCTTCCGTTTCACCCTCGATTTCAACACCCTGCTGCAATTGATCACGAATAATTTCGGACATCTGATATGTAAACAGATTGAGCTGCGGCAGATTCTCATAGGGGTTGTTGTGCTCGACATCACTCCAATCACGCTTTGCCTTTTGTTCATCCGCATATGTCCAGTTATAGATGGCATCGGCAGGAAACTTGTCATTCGCCAGTGCCTTGAACGGTGTACCGGAAAGGTGCAGCGTGTGATTGCGCTTGATTTGATGGAATGCCACATCTGTTTTGGATGTGTCCACACCCTCGTGTGCCTCGTCGATAACCAGCAGTTCCCACTGCATCTGTACCAGTTCTTTCAGCTTGTCATACTGACCACCGAAATAAAGCGAGCCTTTTAAATCCTGCAAACTGACAAATTCGATACAACTTGCAAGTCCACTACTTGAAAGGTTGTCCGTGTATTCATATCTTGTCAGAACGTAAGGTTTACCCTTCAAAGCAGATACTTCACTGACAAACCGAAAGCCGGATTCTGTTCCAAGAAACTTTACGAAATCATCATACCACGAATTGGCAATTGCCGGACGATTTGTCACGATCAGAATATTACAAGCCATCTTGCCTTTGCTCTCTTTCAGGCGTTTGCAGAGGTCATATGTAGCCAGTGTTTTTCCAAAACGTGGTTTTGCATTCCAGAGAAATTCGCCGTTTTGATGGCTCTGGAAATAGTCAAAGGTCTGCGCAACTGCCTGCTCCTGCTCGGAACGAAGTTCATAGGCAACAGTACCGATAGTTTTCAGTACTCCACAGTTCTCACGGAAATCATTGATCATGCGTTTGGAGTCACTGCCAGAGATCTGAAACCACTCTGTCCCTGCTTCACGGGGAACGCCCTGCTTTTGCAGGTAGGCATGAAAATCTGAATCACGGAAACTGCGTCCTGAACCATCATCGAAAAGTGCATTTTTCTTCCATTGCAGTTCCCACTGGATACCTGCTGTATGTGTTTGCTGCCTAATGCGAGTGGTGACATCTTGTTCGGTATATCCAATCTTTGTCCAGCCGTCATGATAGGAAACGCCGGGAGTTGTATAAGCGTATATCATTGGAACGACAGGTCGGGTTGTCTGAATACTGATTTTCGCCACTTAATCCATCTCCTTTACATGAGTTTCGATGAAGTCGATTTCTTCCTGTGTTAAGCCGTATTTTGCATAGAGCTGCTGGTCGATTTCAGAAACAGGCTTACTCCAGTCGATGTCGCTGTTTTCAGTGAAGTCTTGGAGGGGGACATATTTAAACTTTTCAGGTGTGATGTCTTGTGTCGTTTTCAAAACGCTCAGTAATGTTCTCGCAAATCTTGTCTTAATATACTTTAGCGCATTCTCAGCGCAAGTATTGTCTGCAAAAGCACCAATGCTAAGAAATGTCTCTGTATTACCTGTGTTCGGCACTTCTACAATTGGTGTTCCGATAATTCTTGCAGGAATAGGATTACCTATTGTTCCGGCAGCTCCGTCTGCACGTGCCATTAATACCTTGTACTTATGCAGATTAGATACTGGTCGCACATAGTCCTCTCTTACATACTTGTACAACCTTGCTGTACCCACTTTTCCATAAATCCTGACATAGCTGAATCCATCATCAGGTTTAGAGTCAAAAAATATTTGTGGTAACCTTTCGAAAATATTCGAGGACATATCATATGCGTGTCCCTTGCTCAATTGTTCAATAGCCTCCGGATGTTCTTCGTGCATCTTTTCGGTTAGACGATATGCGGTTCTGGAGACAACAAGCGGCTCAAGGCTTTGAAAGTTATGTTCATTAATTGCTTTATGCAAAATAGAATTAAGCTGGGAGAATTGAGTAAAAACTTTTATTGCTTTATAATCAGCATTAGCATCACGATATGAGATTGCAAGTCCTCCTGTTATTACTGTGTTTTTAAATACTTTAGTGCTATCTTGCTCAAAATATAGAATCTTGAAATGGTTATCAGTTAGCCTTTCAGCGTTCCATGACTTAGGCGTACTTCCTGCATTAAACAGGAAACGAGCTGGTGTTATTAGTTCCACTTTATCAGAAGCAGTGAAAGCGGCATCCATAAACAAGTGATAAATAGGCGGAGCGTAAGTTTCATTATCTCCTAATGTGTTATCCTGATACGGCGGATTACCAATCACAAAATCAAATTTCATATTACTTTTACCCTCCTTTATATCCGCAAACAACAATGAATTGCTACTGCGGTGGTTATATATCTTGCAGCTGTCAGCCTCTAAATCAACAGGTTCTTCATCACCAAAAAGAGAAAACTGGTGAAATTCTTCACCCGGTACGCCCAGCGGCACGGTGTCCTTCAGTCCATCCATCTGCCATAGATTCCATGCAATGATATTGGCGATTTTTTTCAGCTCGCTGTCGGTAGCCTTTCTCTGCCAACGTTCTTCCAGATAATCACAGAAGGTCACGAGTAGATTGATACGTGCGATCAACAGATTGTCTCCCTGAAATTCGTAGCCGTATGTGCTTTCGTAGGATTTGAATGCCCATTTGAGCCATGTTTCCTCGTCATCTGCCTGTATCGCCTGAAGCTTCCGGTCAAGCATTCCTGTACGCTCACTGATTAGTAGTCGCTCACCTGTAGTTGTATCGTAGCGTGTTACAAGAAACGGAGCTTCTCCGCAGGCGATTTCCAGTATCCGGAGCTGTACATATTTCTGCCAGTCATCCGCATACTTGCCGTCCTGCCAGACGCTGTCACAATGGTCACACATCTGTTTGACAATCCAGGTAGGAGTGAATACTTCTGCCTTTTTTCTTGTGCGCTCTGATTGCTCTGTACGATCTTTCATCACACGAGGTTGAATATCAAGCGAATCAAACCCAAGCAATGCATTTTCTGTAATCTGATCTGTATCGTAACAACCATAGCGTGCATAATCGTCAGTCGCAAAGATTATATTTTTGCCAGTCGTCTTGTCGAGCAAAAGCCTTGACAGGACGTTTTTTACCGGATATGCATTGATCTCAATGAGTTCCGTCAATGGGAGTCCTCCTGTTCTATACTTGAAGCTTTATTTCCAATATTATACCACACTTTGCCGAATTTTTCAATTAAAAAATGATTTGTTTTAGGCTAATGTTTAAAAAAGGGACGGATAAAAGAATGCAGCACTTAATGCCGCATTTTTTTACTTTGTAGGAGCAGCGGAGTCCTCTTCCTCATCCTTCTTTTTTCTACCCCAATTCTCTCCAAATAGCTCATTTCCATCAGAGCTTAAATGCAATATGCTCGCTGAATCAAGTATCTTTTGAATTGCTTTTGTCGGAGCTTCTTTTTTATCAAAGGCAATAAATATCTGTTTGCTACTTTGTGTATATAGTTCCATGATCTTTTCAAGCGGTGCATACCCGATATCATTAAAGATCAGAGAATCGTGAATCAAAGTGGGAAGTTGCGTGAGTTTCAAAATACTCAAATCGAACACAATAAGGCTTTTATATGATGTACCTGTTCCTGTGTCATCTGGAGTAGTGAATTCATACCGTGTGCCGTCAAAAAGATTGATTTCAGGAGCTTTTCGTGTCTGGTTATAAACAAAGTCGTTATAGCGAGTCATTTGTGAATTGATCATGCTTTCGATATTTCGCAGAATGGTATCTTCGGCATCCTTCAGAGCTTGTTTTGCAGCTTTTATGTCATCTGCAAAAGTCTTTGCATCATCGTAAGCTTTATTCTGGTTTCGTAGTGTATCAATCTGCTGTCGATAATGCGAAAACTTATCAAGAAATGCTTTAGACATCGCAGCAAGGCTACCATGAGAACGTTGCTCCTCTTCAAGAACTTGTATCTCGTCCGTTGCTGCTGCAACCAACGTAGACAGACGCAAGATCTCATCCTCCATCTGCTGTTTTAGAATTGCTATGAGTTTTTCATGGAATGCCTCTATTTCTGCGATTTTACGAATATTGACATCTGGGAAAAATTCTTGAAGTTCTAAAAACTCTCCTTGTACATATCTGATACCGCCGCTGACATTCAGTTTGACGGCGTCCAATCGGGATTGTAGCATTGTACGTTTACGCTTGAGGGCGGTAATTTTCCCTTTAATTTCAGAAACTTGATCTGCTTCTTCCGTGTTTTCCTTTGAAAGATCACGATCAGTCTGCAGTGTTAATTCTTCAAGTTCCTTTTCTAACCGTTCAATCTCAGTAGTATTTCTCTTATATGCAGTTTTCGTAGTTACACTATTAGGAAGAAGGGCTTGTTTCCTTGCTGCATTGTGTGCCTTAAGCTTTTCCTCCCTCTTTTTGAGAACATCCTTATACTCCTCAATATGCCAATATTCATCAAATAGCTTTTCTAATGCCACTATCGCATCAATCGTTTTTTGGCTTGGGAATGCATGAAGTGGCTTCAAACTATTGTGATTTTCAATCTCGGCAATTCTGAAATAAGGACCCACGATTCCACGAAAAGAGCCGTTTCTCAATGTGATATTATATAGTTCTCGAAGTTTTTTCCTGAAATTGTCAATTGAAAGTGTTGACTGCACATTATAATTTGCATCACATACATTAACCGTATTGGCATTCACAACATCACGAGAGAAATAGTAGAGTGTCTCAGCAAACTTGAAAGCAAATTTGATCAGGTGATTTCCGATGTGAAGAGCAGTTTGCGATTTTGCGTATGTTTCTCCGCCAAAAGCAAAATCGATAATCAGCATAAATGTCGATTTTCCAACAGAGTTGTCTGCATTTCTTCCGCCCAATACCACATTTAAACCGCTGTTAAAACGAATCGGCGGTCTTGGTTGACCGTTTGAGATAAAACGATCACATTGGATTTCATATAACAAAATGTATCACCCCTTTTTCATCATCATAATCTATTTTTCGCAGGGCGTAAAGTGCATCAAGTGTCTCAATAAAATCATTGATACTCTCGAATTTGTCCTGATTACTCATAAATAGAGATAGTACTTGAACATCCCCTTTTTGAAGAGACTTAAGTAAAATCGGAAATTTTGAAAGAACGCTATAGTTATAACTATATAGTTTGTTCGGAAGTTGCATTGTACACCTCGCATTTCTGTACAAAGTATGAAACAATAATTTCACACCACAATCGATCTTCATTTGTGATACTTACAATCCAGTCCACAAGTTTATCAAAAATTTTAACTGGTTCAGTTCCACTCTGAACAAGCTGGATATAATTCATTTTCATTTGTAGTGAAAACGGCTCAAACCGTATAACCTTTGATTTATCCATCTGAATGAATGCATCATATACAACATTGTAGTATTCATTTACAAATGACTTGACTTTTATACATAAAGGCTTGCTTATCGCAAGAAGTTTCTGATCAATAGTCGCCGTATTATAAGAGAGCTGAACCTTTGGCTCATCTGTAAGTGATTTAGAGATTTTCTGAATAACTCTTTTTACACCATCTGTCACTTGGCTTTCTGATAACATTTGCTTATCGGCTGCATCTTGAATCAGTTGCTTTTTGATTTCTTTAACTCTTTGAATTTCATCGGTAGTAGCCCTCATTCTAAACCTTGCTGCACATTCAGGACAAAAAGCTATATTATTCTCAAAGGAATCTTGTGGAAGTGCACTGTCGATAATTACACACTCAAAGTAACATTGATAATCTTCCCCCTTAGTTATGCTTAGTGGCTTATTGCAATTATCATTTGCACATATTCCAGAGGCTTCGAGCAACAACCGAGTTTTAAAATCAGAGTCAACCTCTCTGGGTGCTGTAGTTACAGACGTAATACTGATGTCCTTTTTAGGCTTTCTTTTTTGTGTTGCTGCCGTAATTATGATATCTTTAAGTATGCTTGCACACCTTTTATAGCAATTGAATTCATCAATTTGTGAATCAAATGGGAGAAGTACATCACGAATAAGCATTGCAGTACCGGACGGAAATCTTTCTAAATACATCTCGAATTTTTGGGTATCCAAGTGGCTGTTTATTTTCTTTGCAAATCTTGAAATGCCATTTTTTCCCGTATAGTAGGCTTTCAATGTTCCGTCCTCAGCATCTTCGATAGGGTTTTCTTCTGAATCGCTGTAATCAGTAATGTTTAAGAACAAGTTTCTTGTAAATTGTGCAAAGCTGCGTCCTTCTGCAAGAACGGAATACAAAACCTGTGCAAAATTACTGAATACCATAAAGGTGCCTCCTTTAAACATACCTAATCATACTTAAACGTCCTTAATCGCTTTGAAAGTTTCATTCGATGGTGGTAAAATTACACCATAATCGAATTGCAAACATCTCTTCACAAAATTGTCACATCTACATTATACCACAGATTCAACAAAAAGGCAATGAGAAAAGTGTAAATTTTGTAAATTTTAAAGGAGGCATTAATTAATGACAACGACAGAACGAAAAACGGGCATCCAATCTACTCACTGCCGTCAGCATTAACCATTCACCGGAAGTTGCTGACTCAGTTGTTAACCGCTTTGGCAACCTTCACAGCATAAGCTGCCGTGAGCTGGAGGAGATGATAGATGATCTTATCTCAAAAATGAATGACAGTGAGTAACTAACATCGTCAACCCTTATACTCCCCTCTATTCTAAACCTGAACAATATTCTGCACAAAATCTTTATTTGGCTTTAGAACAGTATAACATATGAATAATAGAATCTAAATTCTATCTTATTACTTATCTGGCAATTGATTTGCATAGCCATCAACAATCATTTGAAAAGCCTCCTCCGGAATATCACCGTCCCTGTACTGTGCAATCAGTGGTATCATCTTCTTCAATATTTTGTTCAGATATAGAAATCTTGTATCGTTTCCACGAGCACAAAATTCCATATGTAAGTCGACTTCGTCTTGATCTGATAACTTATAATCGGAGAACCTTTCATAATCCGGAAAGAAGAAAACGGGATATGTGTCATCAATTTCTCGTGGTTTGTGTTCCATTAAGCCATTACCATATTCCTGCTCATATTTTGTCTCTTTTACTGTCAATTCAGCAGTCCTCAATTTTCCAACAGAGAGAAACTTTGTAATGAAACGGAAGGCATCACGTGGACTTGTACCTGCTGAATTTTCAGCTGGATTCCCTACAAGGCTATCAATAGATACTTCAAAGTACTGTGCAATTCTATATACCTGATCAAGAGTAAAACGTTTCTTTTCGTTACGATTCAATGCTTTGCTTACGTTAGCCTGCGTCATACCTGCAATTTCTGCGAGTTTCTGCTGCGTTATATTGTTTTTCACAAGGAGCATACGGATATTTTCTTCAAGTAACTGGAAATTCAATTCTGACATATTCATATTCCTTTTCAATATATTATTCCTAATTTGACATGAAAACTAAAGATTTGATTATATTATATCACATTTGATATAATTTTTTAAGAGGGCGGAAGTGATTTTACGCAAAATTTACAAAGTTACAAAAACCGTTCGTTTTAACCTCTACTTTTTCCATGAATAACGGGAGAGGTTGACTTTTCCGTCTATTTATGTCCCCAGTATGACGTTAAACTGCTGACTCATACATACTGACACCGGTTGCTCAACAGGCTGTGTGGGACAATAGAATAACAAGGCTGTCAATTTGAGCTTGACGGCTGCAAACCGAATGGAGTGAAATCCCTTCTGGAGTGCAGTCTGATTTGTTATGCCATTTTGCAGCCGGGCGATTCCTCCATTCAAGACAATGGAGGAATTTTTTATGCCAATTTATGAGAAAAAAGCTGAAAAACTGAGAGTACGCAAAACGCCAGCCGCCAAAAGGACTACATACACCTATCCGATTTATGACGGCAGCACAATTACCCTGATACCGGGAAAAGACGGTATTACTGAAGAGTTTATTGTACTTCTGCATCATTTGGATGATGCAGAAGTACGCAACAACCTGAAAAACGGTCGTCCTGAACTGACCGCTGAAGAAAAGCAGGCTGTAAAGGAATGGGAAAACGCTCATCCCGGTGAGAAAGCACCAAGAAATTGGAATCTTTCCATTGACTATGTGATGTCTGATGATGAACATGATTCTGAGAAAGCCGCTATTGAAAATATTCCTGACGGCAGTGAAGTATCTCCGGAAGTAGAAATGCTCCGTGCGGCTGTTGAAACTATGTCAGAACGTCAGAAACAGGTTTATGAACTTCATTATCTGCGAGGTTTCAATGTGAAGGAAACCGCCGCAATCCTCGGTATGTCATCACCGACAGTTACTGCTCACAAAAAAAGAATTGTGGAAATTATAAAAAAGTTTTTTGAGGGGGCTAATTTTTCAGGCTGATCCGAGGACTGTATGGTGAGAAGGAATGATTCCCAATCAAAAAAAGACGAAGAGGTGAAAACCATGGACAAAATGTTCGAACTGATTAATTCTCTGAACGCACTGACGAAAGCAGTAACTGCACTGACGGAGAAAATCACAAGTGAGTATCTCAACACATTCGAGACCATCTACGATTCCGAAAAGGACGAGCCACAGGAAATCACTGCAAAGGAACAGCCGACACCTGAACAGCAGACTGTTACTTTTGTAGAACTCCGCAGCCGTCTGTCGGAGATTTCCCGCAATGGTCATACTGCTGAAGTCAAGGAGCTGCTCCGGAAATTCGGGGCAGACAAGCTCTCCGATGTGGCAGAGTCGGACTACACAGCACTGCTTGCAGAAGCGAAGGTGATTGCAAATGCCGGGTAATCACGCACTTCTCGCGCCATCCAGCAGTGAGCGTTGGATCAACTGCCCGCCGTCCGCAAAAGAAAATGCGGTACAACAGGATACATCCAGCAGCTATGCTCAACAAGGTACAGACGCACACGCCCTCTGCGAGTACAAGGTAAAAAAGGCTCTCGGACACAGGGTTCGAGACCCCACTGAAGATTTGACATACTTCGATGAGGAAATGGCGGAATGCAGCGATACTTACTGCGAATTTGTCATGGAGCAGGTCGAAACGGCAAAGCAGAACTGCTCCGACCCGCTTGTCCTTGTAGAACAGCGTCTTGATTTTACCCGTTGGGTGGCAGAGAGCTTCGGCACAGCCGACTGTATTATCGTAGCTGACGGTATGCTTACGGTAATAGATTTCAAGTATGGACTGGGAATTTTAGTAGAAGCAGAGGAAAATCCGCAGATGAGAATGTACGCATTAGGTGCATTAAACCTGTTTGAAAGCCTGTATGACATTCAGACCGTCCGCATGATTATTTTTCAGCCAAGACGTGACAACATTAGCATTGCCGAAATTAGCAAAGAAGAACTGCTCGAATGGGCAGAAAAAATCCTCGTTCCGGCAGCAGCTCTTGCCGCCAATGGCGAGGGCGAATACAAGGCAGGCAAACACTGTCAGTTCTGCAAGGTCAAGGCAACCTGCCGCAAGCGTGCGGAGTACAATCTCCAAATGGCACAGTACGACTTTGCCGTTCCTGATACACTTTCCGATGATGAAATCAGCATGATTCTCAATCGTGCGGACACCTTTATCGGTTGGGTAAACGATGTAAAAACATATGCACTTGAACAGGCAATCAGCGGTAAGGAGTTCCCCGGATATAAGATCGTGGAAGGTCGCTCCAACCGCAGATACACAAATGATGATGCCGTTGCGGCAGTTGTCACGGATGCAGGATATGACCCATTTGAAAAGAAGCTCATGGGCGTGACCGCAATGACAAAATTGCTCGGCAAGAAAAAATTTGATACCCTGCTCAGCTCTCTTATTGAGAAACCACAGGGCAAACCGACACTGGTTCCCGATTCCGATAAACGGAAAGCGTGGAATCCCACAGCAGAAGATTTTAAAGAGTAAAGGAGTTTTTATTATGGCAAAGATCATGAATCCGACAAAGGTGGTCACGGGCAAAAATACTCGCTTCAGCTATCTCATCGTAAACGAGCCGAAGAGCATCAACGGCGGCACTCCGAAGTACAGCGTATCTCTTATCATTCCGAAAAGCGATACCGTAACGGTGGAGAAATGCAAAGCGGCAATCAAGGCTGCTTATGACGAGGGACAGTCCAAACTCAAGGGAAACGGCAAGTCTGTTCCCGCACTTAAGATGCTCAAAACGCCTCTTCGTGACGGCGATGAAGAAAGACCGGACGACCCGGCTTACGCAGACAGCTACTTCATCAACGCAAACAGCGCAACAAAGCCCGGTGTCGTAGATGCCGACTGCCAGCCGATTCTCGATACCAGCGAACTTTACAGCGGTATCTACGGTCGTGCAAGCATTAATTTCTACGCATTCAATACCAATGGCAACCGTGGAATTGCCTGCGGTTTGAACAATCTCCAGAAGCTCCGTGACGGAGAGCCGCTGGGCGGTAAATCCCGTGCAGAGGACGATTTTGCAGACGATGACGACGATGATTTTCTTTCATAATTAACTGATACAGACGGGTGGGCGTTTGCGGTGTGAACCGTGGGTGGGAAATTTGGAGTTGATAATATGCATAAATTGATGATTGACTTGGAAACTCGCAGCGACGCAGACATTACCAAAACAGGCGTATACCGCTATGCCGATTCTCCTTATTTTGATATTCTGCTGTTTGCCTATTCCGTAGACGATGCTCCGGTGAAGGTCATTGACCTTGCCAGCGGTGAGTCGCTCCCCGATGATATTCTTCATGCCTTGACGGACGATTCTGTCACAAAGCACAGCTTCAACGCTTCTTTTGAGCGCGTATGCCTGTCGGTCTGGCTGAAACGCAATTATCCCGATATTTTCCACAGTTACAGCATTCCACAGGATTCTGTCGGCAATTATCTTAGTCCTGATTCTTGGCACTGCTCTATGGCAGCGTCCGCTTACCTTGGATTGCCGCTGACGCTGGCAGGAGTCGGCTCGGTCCTGAAACTCGAACAGCAGAAGATGACAGAGGGCAAAGCTCTCATCAAGTATTTTTGTGTCCCCTATGCCTATGACGGCGATAAACCGCTGTTTCATGTTCCGTCCGATGCTCCTGATAAGTGGGCGGTTTTCAAAGCATACAACAAGCGTGACGTGGAGACGGAAATAGGAATCGAGAGGAAAATAAGCCGTTTCCCTGTTCCTTATTTCGTATGGAAGGAATACCACCTTGACCAAGAAATCAACGACCGCGGCATTCAGCTTGATTTGCCGCTTGTCCGTAATGCAATTCGTATCGGCGATTGTGCAAAACAGCATCTTACTGAAAAGCTGTGCGAATTGACAGGACTTGAAAATCCAAACTCCGTGCAGCAAATGAAAGGTTGGCTGAAATCGCACGGCGTAGAAATAGAATCACTCGGCAAAAAGGAAGTGCAGGAACTGATAGATAAAGTTTCGCCGGAAATTCGTGAAGTACTGCTGCTCCGACAGCAAACCTCCAAATCCTCTGTCAAAAAGTATGCAGCAATGCGAAATGCGGTCTGCTCGGATGGCCGTGCAAGAGGAATGTTCCAGTTCTACGGTGCAAATCGTACAGGTCGGGAAGCAGGAAGGATTATACAATTGCAAAATTTACCGCAGAATCATATTCCCGATTTGGAATCGGCACGAAATCTCGTTCTTTCCGGCAATATGGATGCTCTGGAACTTCTCTATGAGGATATTCCCGACACGCTTTCACAGCTTATCCGCACGGCATTTGTACCGAAAGCAGGCTATAAATTCATCGTAGCGGACTTCTCTGCTATTGAAGCCCGTGTCATTGCATGGCTTGCAGGTGAACAGTGGAGAATGGACGCTTTTGCTAATGGCGAGGATATTTATTGTGCATCGGCATCAAAGATGTTCGGTGTTCCTGTTGTAAAGCACGGCGTGAATGGACACTTGCGGCAGAAAGGTAAGGTGGCGGAATTGGCTTGTGGCTACGGCGGCTCTGTCGGTGCAATGAAAGCCATGGGTGCAGACGCTATGGGACTTTCAGATAATGAGCTGAAGCAGATTGTCACAGATTGGCGGAAGGCATCACCCAACATCGTACAGCTCTGGTGGGACGTGGAGAGGATGGCTATCAAGGCAGTCGGCGGCAAAACTCAGACAGAAACACACGGTATCAAATTCAGCTATGAATCTGGATTTCTGTTTATTGAACTCCCCTCCGGCAGACGGCTTGCCTATGTAAAGCCACGTATTGAAGAGAACCGTTTTGGCGGTGAATCTATTACCTATGACGGTGTCGGCACATCAAAGAAGTGGCAGCGGCTGGAGACATACTCCGGCAAGCTCGTGGAAAACATCGTTCAGGGTATTGCTCGTGATTTGCTGTTTTATTCCCTACAGACATTGTCTCACTGCTTTATCGTCGGGCATATCCACGATGAAATGATTATTGAAGCTGATAGACGAATGTCACTGCAAGTTGTCTGCGAACAGATGGCTCGTACACCGAAATGGGCAGAGGGGCTGCTCTTGCGGGCGGATGGGTACGAATGCGAATTTTATAAAAAAGATTAGGAGCAGGCTAATTTTCAGCATATTTTTAAGGACTGTATAATGAGAAGAAATTTAGGAGGGTTTTGCTATGTTTTATGTAAAGGAAAATATCAATGACACTGTTGAAGTCAAGGTAGAGCTGAACGATGAAAATGTGTTCTGCACCTGCCCTGACTGCGGTAAGGAAGTATCCGTTGACCTGTCTGTTGTATTTGCAGACGGCATGGGCGATATGTATGGCACGGCAGTATGCTGTTCTGCCTGCTCGAAGAAAAGAATGGAGGCACTGAAATGAAAAGTTTGATTCCTATGGACGATTACGGTGTGTTCGTCGATAAACATGACACCGCCAGAGTAGACAGCCGCTATGTGGCACAGTTCTTTGAAAAGGAACACAGAGCTGTCCTCCGTGATATTCGTGAACTTGATTGCTCGGAGGAATTTCGACTGCACAATTTTGTGCAGTCGGCATACATCAACGAACAGGGACATAAGCAGCCGTGTTACATTATGACCCGTGACGGTTTCGTCTTTCTGGCAATGGGCTATCGTGGTAAAAAGGCGGCACAGTTCAAGGAACTGTACATACGCCGTTTCAACGAGATGGAGTCTTTCATCAGAACGCTTGTATCAGCAAGGCAAGAATTTCCTCTGCTTACCGAGAATATCCGTCTTATCAACGACAACCCGAAGCCTTATCACTTCAGCAATGAATGCGATATGCTCAACCGTATTGTACTTGGCATGACGGCAAAGCAGTTCCGTGAAACACATGGAATCGAGAAGAAAACAAGTATCCGCCCTTATTTGACGCAGGAGCAAATCAATATGCTTGAAGTTCTGCAAAAGGCTGATATTGGTCTGCTGCTGTCAGTTCCAGATTTTCAGACCAGAAAGCGTCATCTAGAATGGTATGCGGAACGCATAAAAAAGGAGCACGGCAATGGCAGATAAGTACAACGCAGAGGGCTATTTCAGCCCTACAGAACACGAGGCGTTCACCCGTCTGGAAAAGGAAGAAAAGGCAGTCCGCAAGGCTGCCGCCTTCCGACCCATTGTGTATATCTGCTCTCCTTACTCCGGAGATACGGAGAGAAATATCAAGAACGCCAAGAGATACAGCCGCTTTGCCGTAGACAAGCACTATCTGCCGATTGCACCGCACATCTATTTTACGCAGTTCATGGACGACGATATTCCAGAGGAACGGGATACAGCCATTTTTATGAACTGGGTGCTGATGAGCAAGTGCGTTGAGCTTTGGGTGTTCGGTGAGAATATCTCCGTAGGCATGAAGGCGGAGATTGACCGTGCGAAGCGTAAACACATGAGAATCCGTTATTTTACGGAAGAATTGGAGGAAAAACTATGAAATTTACCCTGTATACTGCCGACTGTACCGGCAATGCGAAGAACACCAACTACCCACACCAGAAAGTCATTACCTCTGAAGCTGACCTAAAGAAGGCGGTCGCCTTCGATCATGTGTGTGCGCTGTATGATAATTTTTCCCGCAGTGACACTAACTTCCAGCTCTCGGATGTTGTGCCGATGGACTGTGACAACGACCATTCCGACGATACGGACGAGTGGATCACGCCCGAAAAGCTGTCGGAGATGCTAACAGATGTGGCATTTGCGGTCACATACAGTCGTCATCATATGCTGGCGAAAGGCTCGGTATCCGCCCGCCCTCGTTTCCATGTATTTTTCCCGACAACGCCATGCAAGGATGCAACATTTCACAAAGCAATCAAAGCCCGTATCTACAAGGAACTTCCCTTCTTTGACGGCAATGCGCTGGATGCCTCCCGTTTTCTGTTTGGCTCGAAAGGTGAGGTGATTTGGCACGAAGGGAGTCTGACTATCGAGGACTGGCTGACACTGATGAAATCGAACCGCAGCATTCCAGAAGGGCAGCGCAACAGCACCCTGTCCCGTATTGCGGGCAGACTGGTCAAACGTTTCGGTGTGACGGATGAAGCCCGTCAGAAATTTCTGGACAAAGCAGCCGAGTGCAATCCTCCTCTTGATGATACGGAATTGGAAAGCATCTGGAACAGTGCCTGCAAGTTCGGCAGCAAGGTTACCTCGCAGGACGGATATGTTCCGCCCGACCAGTTCGGACAAAATCCTCTCCTGCCGGATGATTTTTCCGATGTCGGTGAAGCCCGTACTTTCGTGGACTGCTTTGGCGAGGAAATCACCTTCACGGTTGCTACCAATTACCTGCGTTACAATGGTGTATATTGGGAGGAATCGGAACAGGCGGCGGTCATGGCGATGATTGAACATACCGATGCCCAGCTTTCGGATGCGGAAAGCAAGATGGAAGAACATTTATGTGCACTGGAAAAGCTCGGCGTTCCCAGAATGCTGGCAAAAGCGGGTGGTAAAAAGTTCCGTGATAGTTTGAATCCGGAGCAGGGTGCTGCATATGGGCTATTCAGATTTTCGGAGATATACCACGATTTCGTGATGAAGTATCGCAACATCCGAAGTCTGAATAACGCCCTTGATGCCGCCAAACCACTGGTACTGAAGCACCCGGAGCAGCTTGACGGGAATCCTATGCTGCTGAATACGCCCGGCGGCACTTATGATCTGACGAAAGGTATTAACGGTTGGAGAGCGACTGATCCTGCTGACCTGATTACCAAAGTGACAGCGGTCGTGCCGAATGAGGAAGGCAGGCAGTTATGGGAGGAAGCCTTGCAGGTGTTCTTCTGCAGCGACCAGAGTCTCATTGACTATGTCCAGATGATCTGCGGACTTTGCCTGATTGGAAAGGTATACACCGAGGCGATGATTATTGCTTATGGTGATGGACGCAACGGCAAATCGACATTCTGGAATGTAATTTACAAGGTGCTGGGCAGCTATTCCGGCAATATCTCTGCTGACGCCCTGACCGTCAACTGCAAGCGGAACGTGAAGCCCGAAATGGCAGAGCTGAAGGGCAAGCGGCTGATTATTGCTGCCGAGCTGCAGGAAGGTATGCGTTTGAATACCTCTGTGGTAAAACAGCTCTGTTCGACCGATCCCATTTTCGCAGAAAAGAAGTTCAAGGCTCCGTTCTCTTTTGAGCCAAGCCACACGCTGGTGCTGTATACCAACCACCTGCCAAAGGTGTCTGCCTCCGATGACGGCACATGGCGTAGACTGATCGTGATCCCGTTCCATGCAAAGATTCAGGGACAGGCTGACAAAAAGAATTATACCCAGTATCTCATTGACAATGCAGGCGGTGCGGTTCTTTCGTGGCTGATCGAGGGTGCGATGAAGGTGGTCGCTGCCGATTTCAAGGTAGACCGCCCACAATGTGTGTTGGATGCGATCGGAGCGTATCGTGACGGCAATGACTGGCTTGGAGCATTCATCAATGATTGCTGCGATGTAGATGCGTCCTATCAGGAGAAGTCCGGAGAGCTGTATAAGCGTTATCGTGAGTATTGCATAGAGAATGGTGAGTATGTCCGCAGCACGACCGATTTCTACGGTGCGTTGGAGCAGGCAGGATATAAGCGCAAGAAGCTGAACAGCGGAATTACCATCTATGGGCTTCAAATTCGTCTGGAATTTCTTGATTGACCTGCACTTTCATCATTCAAAAACGACGTAAAATCGGGAAAGTGCAGGTCGGTGAAACTCATATACAGACCTTACGCAGGCGAGAAAAAACATAGAATTTTCTTCCTATAGAAAGGTTTGGAAATGACATTCACCGACCTGCACTATTTCCCAGAAAGGTCGATTTTATGCGAGAAAAATCAATTGAAGAAAAACTGGTCGCTGCCGTAAAAGTACAAGGCGGTGTCTGTTGGAAGTTTACCTCTCCCGGAACAGCAGGTGTGCCAGACCGCATCGTATTGATGCCATTCGGCAGAATCGGTTTCGTGGAGGTCAAAACACCCGGCGAAAAGCCCCGGTCGCTGCAGCGACTTCGTATCAAAACACTTCGGCGGCTGGGCTTCAAGGCATTTGTGTTGGACAGCCCCGATCAGATTGGAGGGATCATTGATGAAATACAAACCACATGACTATCAGAAGTTCGCTGTGGACTTCATCGAAACACACCCAGAGGCGGCAGTCCTGCTGGAATGCGGACTCGGCAAGACCAGCATCACCTTGACGGCGCTGAACGACCTCATGTTTGACAAGTTTGAGGTACGCAAGGTACTGATCATCGCCCCGATTCGTGTATGCAAGAATAGCTGGGCTGCCGAGATCGCCAAGTGGGATCACCTTGAGGGGCTGAATTACAGTCTGGTGCTGGGCAGCCGTGAACAGCGGCTTGCGGCACTCCGGCAAAAGGCAGACCTCTACATCATCAACCGTGAGAATGTGCAGTGGCTCATTGAAAGCAGCGGAATGCCGTTTGATTTTGACATGGTCGTTATTGACGAGCTGAGTTCCTTCAAGAATCATCAGTCCAAGCGATTTAAAGCACTACGGAAGGTACGACCTTTCGTAAAGCGCATCGTAGGGCTGACCGGAACACCATGCAGCAACGGACTCATGGATTTGTGGGCACAGTTCCGTCTGCTGGACAAGGGTGAACGTCTCGGCAAGCGTATCGGACAGTATCGTGATGCTTATTTTACACCGGACTGGAACGGCTTCACTTACACACCGAGAAAGGGCGCGGAAAAGGAAATATACGGCAAAATCGCTGATATCAGCATCTCCATGAAAACCACCGACCACCTGACCATGCCGGAGCTGGTAACGACAGCGGATAGAGTGGAACTTGATGAGAAGGCTGCAGCAATTTACAAAGATATGGAACAGGATATGTGTCTGGACTTCGTGCGAGATTCCATTACAGCAGCAAATGCAGGTGTCCTGTGTGGAAAGTTGACACAGCTTGCCAGCGGTGCGGTTTATACCGATGGCGGCAACGTGATGCGGATACATTCCCACAAGCTGGACGCACTGGAAGATCTGATCGAAGCACAAAACGGCAAACCTGTTCTGATCGCATACTGGTACAAGCATGAACGGGACAGCATCATGGAGCGTTTCGAGTGCAGAGAGATCAAGACCGATACAGACATTGCCGACTGGAATGCAAGCAAAATACCAATCGCACTGATACAGCCTTCTTCCGCAGGTCACGGACTGAATTTGCAGTCCGGCGGTAGCACCATCATCTGGTACACGATGCCGTGGTCGCTGGAACTGTATCAGCAGACCAACGCCCGCCTCTGGCGTCAGGGGCAGCAGTCCGAAACGGTCGTAATCCACCACATCGTATCGGTGGGAACGATTGATGAAGATATCATGAAGGTTCTGGAAAACAAGGATAAAACACAAGCAGCAATGATGAGTGCAGTGAAAGCGAGAGTAAAATAAGCGAAGGATATGTGCCGCTGTCTGCGGCAATTATTGAGAGAGCTTTGCTGGACTACAAACAGGCATTGAGCGAAAAAGACGAAGGCACGATCCGCGAATGCGAGCGTTTCCTGCGGTCGCAGTGGTTTGCCTTTCTGTCCGACTTAGACGGTGAGAAGCTGATTGTTATGATGAAGGAGGAAGCAGCATGAAGGAATACTGGAACAAAGCGGAACGACTCCGCAAACGCATCAACCGGAAAATACATGAAATCCGTCTGCTGCATCAGAGAGCTGAGGGTATGAATGGCAACGGCATCAGCGATATGCCAAAGACGGTATCTCCCGACCACAGCAAGATGGAAGGAACTGTATTCAAAATCATGGCACTGGAACAGGAGATACAGGAAACGCAGGCGGAGTATGATGCCCTGATATCTGACATGGAAAACCGCATCCGTCAGGTGGAGGACAGTGATGCACGTGACCTACTTACCAAGCGTTACCTTGAATTCAAGCCGTGGGCAGTAATCGCTTCGGAGTTCGGCTACAGCGTACAGAATATCTACCGTCTCCATACCAAAGTCCTCGAAAAGTTGAGAGTTGATGAGAGTTCATAAAACTTGACTTACACGAGGATATGTGGTAAACTGTATAATAGAAGAATTATGTAAAGCCGTTGTGATCTGACCGCAGCGGCTTTTGTTATACTCGAAGGAGGTGTCGGCTATGCCGAGGAAGAGTAAACGCCCGTGCAGTCACCCAGGCTGTCCGAACCTTACCGACAGCCGCTACTGTGAACAGCACAAGGCACTGCATCCAGACCGACCGTCTGCTGCCAAGCGTGGCTACGGCAGCAAGTGGCAGAGACTGAGCAAGGCGTACCTCCGCCGGCATCCTTTGTGTGTGCGGTGCAAAGCACAGGGGCGGTTCACGGCAGCGACCGTGGTCGACCATATCATTCCTCACCGTGGTGATCCGCACTTGATGTGGGATGAAAGCAACTGGCAGGCGTTATGCAAGTCCTGCCACGACCGCAAGACATGGACGGAAGACCGAAATCCCGTCTATCGGTATTGATTGTGTCAGAAATGCTGCCGGTGGGGGGATAAAAATCGCTAATTGTGAATTTTTTACAGACCGGCGTTCCCTCTCACGCACAAAAACCAAGGTTCAAACGGGGGATTAACCCCGAAAATATGCAAACAAGCCGAAACCTACGCAGTTTCGGCTGTTTTTTTCTCAAAAGGCAGGTGAAATCAGATGGCAAAGGACGGTACAAGAAGAGGCGGCAGACGAGTTCGTGCGGGCGATAAGCCGAAGGCCCTCTCCGACAAGATCGCAGAGGGCAAGGATGCAGATATTATGGAGTTTCATGCTCCGGAATTGGATGCAGCTGATCTGGACGATGCCGCTGATTTGACCGGTGCGGATATGCCAAGTCCCAGTGCGTACTTGTCTGCCCGGCAGAAGAACGGAAAACCGCTGGGAGCAGACATTGTGTACAAAGAAACGTGGCTCTGGCTGAAACAGCGTGGCTGTG